TATCTAAACAAATTCAAGAAAATAATTTTAATGGGTTTGATCCAGTAAAACCTTTGCAAGATGGAACAGCATCAGGTCATGGTATTGGGAAAAGTGCATTAGTAGCAATATTGGTTTATTGTATAATGTCTACAAGACCGATGTGTCGGGGAACAATTACAGCTAATACGTTTCAACAATTAAAGACTAAAACATTTGCTGAATTAAGCAAATGGCATAATATGGCAATTAATAAACACTGGTTTGATTTCTCAGGTAGTGCATTAAGATTAAGTGCAAAAGCAGAAGATTTAAAAGATGTTTGGTATGCACAAGGACAAACATGTAGAGAAGAAAATTCAGAAAGTTTTGCAGGGCAACATACAGCCAGCTCTACAAGTTTTTATATATTCGATGAAGCTTCAGCCGTTCCAGATAAAATATGGGAAGTTGCAGAAGGTGGACTAGTTAAAGGGGAGCCAATGTTTTTTGTATTTGGGAACCCTACAAGAAATACAGGTGCTTTTAGAGAGTGCTTTAGAAAGAATAGAAAAAGGTGGAATACTAGGCAAATAGATTCAAGATCTGTAAGAGGTTCAAACAAAGGGTAGATTGAGAAATGGGCAGAAGATCACGGAGAAGATTCAGATTTTATGCGTATTAGGGTTCGTGGCGTATTCCCTAGAAAATCAACAAGTCAATTTATATCAGAACAATTAGTAGAAGATTCATTAAATAGAAAAATAGATATTAAAAAATATAATTTTGCACCTACAATTATTTCAGTAGATCCAAGCTGGACAGGTGAAGATCCATTAGTTATTGGCAAGCGTCAAGGGTTACACTTTGAAATATTGGAAGAAATACAGTATAATGATAATGATATAGAAATAGGTAATAAAATTGCAAGATATGAAGATCAATATAATGCAGATGCAGTATTTATTGATTTAGGATATGGAACAGGTATTTCAAGTTTCGGTAAAATAATTGGGCGAGATTGGGTTCTAGTAAGTTTCTCAGGAAAAGTTATCAACGAAGGCTATAAAAACAAACGTGCTGAAATGTGGGGCGAGGCTAAAGAATGGCTAAAAAAAGGTGGTAAAATTGAACCTAATGACCAAATTTTAGAAGATCTTACAGGTGTTGAAACAAAGCCTACTTTAGACGGGAAAATACAATTAGAATCAAAACAAGATATGAAAAAAAGAGGATTACCTTCACCAAATACGGCGGATGCACTAGCTTTAACTTTTGCTTATCCTGTGTCAAATGTGAAGCCTAAAAAAATAATAGAATATAGTGATGGATGGTGATATAATGGCAAAGAAAAAAGAATCTATAAATCAAGACAAGTTTAGCGAAATTATGGCTAATTGGGATGCTGTAAACGATACTGAGAAAGACCAAAGAGAGTTAGCAGTTGAAGATTCCCATTTTGCTCATGTGGCTGGTCGGCAATGGGATGATAATGCCCAAAAAGCAAGAGCTGGGAAGCCGATGTATGAAATTAATAAAGTAGCCCCATCTATTAATTTAGTAGTCGGTACACAAAGACAAAATAAAATAGGGATGAAAGTTAGACCATTAAATAATGGTGCGACTAAAGAGCTTGCTAAAACTTTTAATGGGCTACATAGAAACATAGAAAACAGATCCAAATTTGAAAACATACAAAATTCAGCATTTAAAGAAGTTGTCACAGGTGGGTATGGTGCTTGGCAATTATCTACAGGCTATTCTAACGATCAATCATTTAATCAAGATATATCAATTAAGGGAATTTCTTCCGCTTGTAATTCGGTTTATTTTGATGTAGGAAGCATGGAAGATAACCACAAAGATGCTAACTGGTGTTTTGTAGTTGCGGATATTCCGACAAGCGAATTTAAAAAACAATATCCAGACGCAATAGAATCGACTTTAGATTCAGAAACCGATTATCATAATGGATGGTGTACTAAAGATTCTATAAGAATTGCAGATTATTGGTGTAAAGAACCTTTTGATATGAAAATTGTTTTATTGTCTAATGGTAAAACAATGGAATTAAATGAAAAAACTCAAAAGATAATTGATGAATTAGCATCTAAGCAAGTTACTATAATTAAAGAAAGAATTATTAAATCACATAAAATTGTTCATTATAAAATATCTGGTGCAGAAATACTTGAAGAAAAAAAAGAATGGGCTGGTAAATATATCCCTGTTGTAATGACTTATGGATATAATATAATTATTGATGGAATTAGATATGTTCGTGGAATTGTGCGAATGGCTAAAGATTCACAAAGAATTTATAATTACTCAAGATCTGCAATAGTTGAAGCAACTGCATTAGCAAAAAAAGATCCTACTTGGTTAAATGCTAAAGAGGTTGCAGGATTTGAGGGGGAAGTTGGGAAAGATAAGCCTATTCAGCTATATAACCAAGTTCCAGACGGTAGAGGACCAATTAGAACAGGTGCTCCATCTGTGCAATCTTCATTAATTGAACAAGCAAACCAAGCAAGCGATGATGTAAAAGTGACTACTGGGTTTTTTGATCCATCGTTAGGGAATAACCCAGCAAATCAATCGGGCAAAGCAATTTTAGCACAACAGCAACAAGGTGATTTAGGAACTTATGAATTAACTGATAATTTAGTAAAATCTGTTGAATATACAGCCGAGTTATTAATTGATTTATTACCTAGAATATATGATACACCAAGACAAGAGAATATAATAAACGAAGATGGGTCAGAAGAAATTGTGCCAATAAATACAACTATTAGAGATGAAGAATCAGGAAAAGATATAATAGTAAATGATTTATCATTAGGGCAATATGGCGTGGTCGCTTCTAATGGTGCTAGTTATGCAACAAAGAGAACTGAAATGTTAAATACATTAGTCTCTTTAGGTGCAAACGATCCACAATTTGCAAGTGTATCTTCTGATTTAGTTGCTAAAAACTTAGATTTCCCATTTGCTGATGAATTGTCTAACAGGTTAAGAAAGCCAATGATCGCAACTGGTGTAATCGAACCGAATGAGGAAGAAGTTAAAAAAATACAAGAAAATGCACCTCAACCAGATCCAGCAGAATTATTAAATCAAGAAATGATTAAAATGCAAGCTGAAAAATTAGCGGTGGAAGTTGATAATTTAGTCTTAGATGGTGAAAAAACAAAAGCGGAAATTGCAAAAACTTATGCCGATACTAATAAAAGTTTTGCGGATGCTAATAAAAATTCTACAAGAGAAACACCAAGCGAATTAGAAGCCCAAGAAAAAGCAGCAGACGCTGCAAATACAATTATAGAGGAAGCTTTTGAGGAAGATGAAATAATTGAGCAACAACAACCATTAATTCAAGAACCTCTTAATACAAACAATTTGCAAAATCAACCAATATAGTGTAAATTTAAAAATAATGCGTGATTTATATCACAATCTTGCTAGAAATAGCATGCAATCAACCTAATAAGGTGCGAAATGTTAGAAACTCAAGAAACAAGCGAAGCCGTAGAAAAACAAACAGAGTCGGCAACTGTTGAAAATGAGCAATCATCTCAAGAAAATGATGCGGAAATAGTTGAAAAAAGAACTGTTCCAGAAGATCGATTCAAGCAAGTATATGCTCAAAAAAAACAACAAGATCGTAAAATTGCTGAATTAGAGCAACAGATACAAAACAATCAAACACCAATTAAACAAGATGTGAAAGCACCAAGTTTAGAGGCGTTCGATTATGACCAAGAAAAATACGACGAAGCTAATTTTAATTATCGTATGGATCAAGAATTTAAAAAACGTGACAAACAAGCACTCGAACAAAAGCAGCAACAAAAGCAAAACGATCTATTAAGTTCCTTCGATAAAAAAGAAGCAGCTTATCATGCCGAAAATGAAGATTATCAAAAGGCAATAGATGAAGTTGGGAATGTTGGATATAATGAAACGATTAACAATGTTTTATTAAATTCGGAAAATGGTGCTAAATTAGACCACTATCTTTTGCGACATCCAGAAGAGATACAAAAATTAGCTTCTATGAATCCAATACAGCAAACTATGCACTTGGGAAAATTAGAAGGCGAATTAACTAAACAAAAAGAAATTAAACAATCAAAAGCACCTGAACCAATTGAACCTGTAAAAGGTACAACTCATATTAAATCTGATGGGTTAAGCAATATTGGCGGGGCTACATTTAACTAAGGAATTTAAAAAATGGCAGATTCAAGTAATAATTTAGGTAGTAACACTACTGAGAAAATTGCTCGTGTATTTTTAGACGGGTTTGAAGGATCAAGAGTATTAACTAAAACAGTTGATACACAATTATTAAAAGGGGAATTAAACCAGGCAAGCGGTACAACTGTAAATTTTAAACGTCCACATGACTTTAAAGTTGATGAGACAGCTGACGGGGATATTTCATCTACAGATAAATCTGATATAATCGCTGGTACTGCGGTTGGTACAGTGCAAAACTGGATGACTGTACATTTA